TGCCAACAGCTACATAACCCTTGCTGCTGCCCTGGTCTTCGCGGACTCAATCATAGATTCCGTGGAATGGTACACCGCAACGACAGACGTTAAGACCCGCGCCCTAATCACCGCCACCCGCACCCTCGATCTCCTGAAGTATGTCGGCACCCGTAGCACCACCACCCAAGCGCTCGCCTGGCCGAGAAAAGACTACGCGACCAGTGAAAAAACCTACACCGACACGGAAATACCCAACGAAATAAAGCAGGCCCAGTTCGAGATCGCGCTCTCGCTAATCCAAAACTCAGTAAGCGCTGGTGGCGGCTCAACGTCAATCGTCCCAGGCATCAACAATGCCGACCTACAGCGGGTCAAGCTCGACGTAATCGAGATCGAGTGGAAGCGCCAACTCGGCAGCACCAGCCCAGCCAAAGTCGTCAGCCCCGGCCTGCTAAACGATCTCGTCCTCAACACCCCCGGCTCAACCATCGCCGTAGTCCGCAGCTAACTCAACCTAAACAGGTAAACCCAACTAGATTAGTTAGGTTCGTCGCAGCCGCGCCGTGTCAGCCCCAGCTGCAACACCAAAAAAGCGACCGCGCACGGGTTACCTAGCCACGCCCCTAAGCCTCGACGAACAAAAGATGGTGGGCAGGATGTACCGCCAACACCAAGGCATCCTGCGCTTAATGGGCAGGAAGATGTTCAAAAAGTACCCCTTCGTCGCAACCGACGATCTATTCAGCTGTTGCGACATCGCATTTATCAAAACCTGCCGCGCCTGGATACCAGCCAAAGGCACATTCAGCACCCTGCTAACAGTCTTCTGCGAGGGCGAAATCCTGCACTGGATCCGCGATAACAACTGGCTAGTGAAGGCCCCCGGCAACGTCCGCCGTCTAGGCCAACGCGCCCGACGCTTACTAGAAGCCGGCACACCATTAGACGAGGTACTTAAGGAGCTGGAGCTAACAGAACCCGCACTAAAACTCGCCCTCGTCGCAACACAACCCACCGATCACGACATCAAGGGTTTCGAGCTACACATCTGCCCCCGGCCAACACCCTGGGACATCCTTTTAAGTGAGGAAGATTAAAGGCAACCTAGACCAGTATAAAAAAAGCCAATGGCAACCGGTTCCTTCTTTGCATCACTTGGATACAAGCTTTATGTAAAAGCTGGCACCACCGCAAGCGCAATACCAACCACCACCACCGGAATGACCAGGGTGTTATCGCTGGATAACAGTGGCATCCAAGCCCAATCCGACTCCCAAGACGTTCTCGACTACGACTCAGCCCAAGGATTCAAGGCTTCCCTGATAACCGGCCAGTCATACAGCATTCCTTGCAGTATGAATTTATCAGTAAAAGACCCCGGCTACTTGATTCTTAAGGCGGCTGCTCTGAACGCAGCTACCGGCACAACAGTTCAGTGGTATCGCGAAACCCCAGTTACAGACGGCTCCGCAAACAACCCCGAAGTACACAAAGGCGTGGCTTTAGTAGGTTCATTTAGCGAAGACATCCAAGCCGGCAACGTTGCAAAAGTAACGTTCGATCTAATTGGTTACGGCGCGTACACCTTTGTTGCCCAAGCTGCTGCAGGAGCTTAACTCCTAGGTTAAATCAAGCCTTATTTATCTTATTCCAGCGTTCCACAAGGAACGGCAGTAGGGGCTTATTCTTCAGAGCCGGTGTGATCCAGTCTCTAGCAGGCGCAGTATAAGAATCCTCCTTACCTCTATCCACCTCATAACCTCCCTTAAATACTTCGCTGGCGTAAGGAGCCGCATAACTTAATGTAATTGTATTCCCCCTAACTAACTCCGACTGCGACTGAATAAGCTCGCCAGTATCATAAATATCCCTCTTACCTGCTTTAATAAAAGCACCACTCTTCCGCTCAGTATCAACTGGATAAAAGAATTGCGAAGTAAGCATCTCCTCCTGCGCTTGCGCTCCTATATGTACTGAATACTCCTTCATAATGCGAGGCCCATTTGCAAGTATGGTCTTCGCATTCCACTTAGTTAGTTTAAGCCGGCCCTTCATTACTTATCCCGCGCCCAAAGCGTAATGCGCGTCCCCAAAATCGAAGACAACCTCTCACCCAAAGCCCCAGTATTTCCATACCCCAGCCGTGCTCTTACCACCTCAAACTGAACAGCCAACGCAGTACCGAAAGTCAAAGTACCTTCCGTACCAACTCCGATGCGATCATCCAGCTCAAGCGGTTTTATTACATACCCCTCAAAGATAGTGGCATCCACATTTATGCCTGGGTAAACCTGGGGATCAACCGACACTGCTTTTAGAAAAGCATCGTATGCCAAGGTTTTAACGCTGGGGCTGACATTACCCGTCGCGGAGTCGGTAACAGTCCCAACCCCAGCAACCTCAAACGTCACTACAGCATTTTTAACAGAGGAGAGAGCACTAGCCATACCCAAGGTTGCCCCGGCAACCTAGAGCTACAGGCGCTTGTAATCAGATGGCAGGAGGGGGTCAAGATTTAGGAAGCGCAACCTTCAGGGTGACCCTAGATGATAGTGACCTAAGGAATAAGTTAAAAACATTAAAGGCCGATATTGAAGGACTAAAAGTAGGTCCAGTAAAGCTAAATGCTGACGGCACCGGCACCCGCAGCAGGACTAACCCCCCAGCAAGAGAACCACGCCAACCCCGGGAACAACGGCAACCAGCCAGAGGTATAGATAGAGCCCCATTGCAGGGCAGCGTCAGAGAAGTCGGCAGCCCAGCTTTCGGCACCCGAGGCGCCAGCATGGGTGGATCCTCTGAGTCAATTGATACATTAATAAAGTCAAAGAAAACACGATATAAACTCGACCAACAAATCCGAGCACTTGAGAGAGACGGTGTTAACACCAGCAAACTACGCGCACAATTAGGCGAAGCAACAACCGCTCAAGCCCAGCGTCAATTCGGCGCATTTAAACAGATTGCCAACAACTTACAGTTTGCGATAACTAAAGAGAAAGACAGGTTAAAAGTAGCTAAGCAAGTTACTGCAGAGGCAGACAAGCAAGACAAACAAACACGCCGTGTCGCCAAAGACAACGCCCAGCCAATAGGAGGAACAAAAAGGACTGTAGATTCCCCCGCATTTAAAGCAGCTGAGGAAGAACGTACACGACTAAGAATTGAACGCAGAGCCCGAAAGATCTCGGACCGCCAGGACTACTTTGCAACCGGCGGACGCGATCAACCAACCCTCAGGCAGATGGCAGTCCCATCTGCGGGAGACCCAGCAGCACGAACTAGAGCCCGCCAACAAGCAGCAGCCGACCGTAAAAATGCAGCAGCTGATAAACAGCGCAAACAGGAGCAAGGAGCCCGGTTAAATTCCGGCCTGGTAGGCGGCGCCTTCCCCTTAATGTTTGGGCAGGGCGGTTTTGCTGCAGCCGGCGGCGCACTTGGCGGAGCCATTGGCGGCGGACCGCTGGGCTTCGGTCTGTCTCTAGTTGGCACGTTTGTCGGTAGCCAAATAGACGAGTTAAACAAAAGATTGGGAGAACTCGGAACAGCTCTACGCTCTCCAATCGAATCCCTCGATGTATTCATAGCCCAAGCAACTCTTGCCTCCAGCGTTCAAGACAAGCTGGCAAAAACATTAGTTGAAGGAGGACAACTTGGCTCGGCAGAACAACTAATACGCACCGAATCCGCCCGAACTGTAGACCCAATAATTGCCGAAGGTATTACTGCCAACAACGAAAAGTTCAACAGAGCACTATCAGACACTAAAGACATACTGGGCCAACTCACCGCAGGTCCAACATCCGCATTCCTGGCCTTTCTTGCAGACCTTCTCAACACAGTTAACAACGTCCCCGCCGCCAATCCAGATGCCCCAGCTGCAGAACAACTCGCTAAAACAAGAGATACAGCAAGAAAAAATATAAAAGATAGTACAGGGGGTTCTGGGTTTCTGCCGGGGTTACTGCCTGGTCCATCAGGAGATTTACAAAGTAATTTTTCTTTTGATGCAGGTACTGAAAGAGCAGCCAGTTCTAAAGAAGTACTTGCATTAGAAACAAGGCTTACAAAAGAGAAGCAAACGCAAAAGAGTTTAGAAGCCGCCGCCCTGCAAGCTAAAGGTCAAGGTCGCAAAGAATTAGCAGATACATTATCCGCCCAGGCCAAATTAGCAGCTATACAAGCAGAACTTATAGCAGGAGAGAGTGCAATAGCACAAGAGTTAGCAAGAAATAAAGATGGACGGAACGACGACAAAGACCAACAGTTTGCCAACAACCAGCGTAAGGATCTCAGAGAACGCATCAAGTTACAAAAGGAACTTGCTGAAGCTGAGTCAGCAGCCGCTGCTGCTAGTTCTACAATTTCGGCAAAGAAGGCTAAGGGCCTCCAGGGTTTTGAAGGCGGTGCGCGAACCCTTAGAGATAAAGAACTGGATGTAGAAATCGCAAGACAAAAAACAAAAGAAGCTAAATCCCGACTAGAACAAAGCAGTCTTGCCACCAGCAAACCAGCTGCAGACGCCCTTAAAGTAGCCAAGAACAATCAATTCATAGCGCAGATTGAACTAGAGCGAACTCAACTATCTCTACAGAACGACTTAAACAAATCCCTTGCTAGTGAAGCCATTATTCGCAAAGGGATAGCAACTCAAATCACTGCTTCCATCGCCCAACAGGAAGCAGCTTTAGCGCGTGGCGACGCAGCGGCCAACCCCGGCAACTCAGTCCTTGCGGCCAGAGCTGGGGGTGCAGAAGGCAGGGCATTCTTAGCGCAAAACAACTTAGGAGTTGACGCTGCCCGCCGCGCCGAAGCAGATATACAAAGTGCCATCAAGTTTGAAGTTGACCCAAACAAGATTGCAGAACTTCAGAGCAAGTTACAAACAGCTTCGCAGGCAACAAAGCTCGCCATGGTTGAAGCCGGCACGGCGCTAGCAAACAAAGCTGCTGATGCTGCTGCCTCATTACAAGGTGCAAGAGATGGCTTACGAGGAGCCTTAGACGGTAAAAGAGGATTACTGGAAAGCAATATCAACAAGCTGCCAGTGGAGCAGCAAGTTAACTTAAAGCAAAACGCGCTCGCCGATGTTAGGCGCGGAGTAGACACCGGCATTCTGCGCCCAGATATAAAGGTTAACAACACAGCCAGCCTATTGAGTAACGCAAACTTCGTCCGTCAAGTAGAAGCGGCTAATAAACAAATAGCAGCAGCCGAAGCACAAATAAGTGCATTAAATGCCAACACCGAAGCTTTAAGGCAAGGCGGCGCAATAGCAGTTTCTGTCTATAGCGATGGCGCAGGTGGTTGGCCTCGTGGCACTGCAGAGAGGACAGCAGCGTAATGGCTATCACACTTGGCAATTTCACATTTAACACACTGATAACTCAGCCCTTTGGCTTCGAGGAGCTGGAGGCTTATAGCGGCCTTAGCGCCAGAGCTTGGCGGGTATCTGGTTTATGCACCCCAGCACAATGGGCAACCCTCACCTCAACTTATGAGACGTGGCGAGCCAATCGAATTAACGACGAAGACACGCTAAAGAGCAGAGTTTTAGGCACTACGGTTTCTTTTACAGGCAATGCCGCCGGCTTGTCATGGAGTGCCATCCCCTGCTGGTACTTAGCCGCCCCACGCGGCGAGCAAACCGGTGCCTACATAAGTGCAACATTTGACATCGTTGACGCAGCGCAATATTTAGCAGCGCTATTAGCGCAACAGGAGAAGAATAAAGAGCGTGAGGATGCGTTAAAGCCTGACCTAGGCCAAATAACCCTAAGTTACGGTGGATACACTGCGGTTCTAACTCTTACTCAACCGCCCGAAACATACGCAGGCGGCCCCCAAGTACAACAAACAGCAGCAGGCCAGCCATACATAAGCGGCGTCCTAAACGCCCTCCGCATTCGCAACATCCAGGGCACATGCAACAGCACCAACTGGACAGCACTTCAGAATTATTACGAAGCCATAGTGCGAGCCACCCCAGCTACCGGAACTTGGTATCCAACTGATGCCCCCGCTGCAAGTGCCACGGCAAACATTGTCAACGGCGTAAAGACAACTGAGTACAACGTAACCCTCACCCTCACCCAGCTGTAGAGATGGCAATTGATATTCGAGGCAACGTATTTTGCGACAGAGGGCCAGTTATTAGAGGCGGGTTTTCTGACGATCACATCCAAGGAACAGGATTAGTAAAAACCAAAGGCGAGATTGTATTAAACGGGTTGATCTTGCTCCACCCCGGCGACAGCATAAAGATTGGCTACGAAAAGCAGGGGCGGGTTAATCGCATCCCTCGCGCCCTGCGTGTACTGAGTTCATTTGCCGATCCTTTCCGCAGGGAGACAACTGTAAGCGTGGGATGCAAATTAACAATGCTGGAGAACTTCCGCGAATCCCGCAAAACAGACGTAGCAGAAGTTGTTGACTATTTAGAAGTTGATTGCAAAACTGTAAATGACATACCCCTAAACATCCCCCTAAGCCATATAGTAGGCCAGTGCCTTTTATCCCTGGGCTTATCCACAACTGGTGTGGGTGTTTCTGGCTCCTTAGCCATAGATTCTTTTGACTTCGGCTCCGGCTACGTGAATATTCTGAGCGATATTCTACAAAGCAACTCACTAGTAGGATACTTAAATGAAAACGAAACACTGGTAGTAAGCAGTTTATATTCTGCGGGCTCTTCACCCGTCCTTGACGAAGACGACATTATTGATGTTTCTCCAATCCGCTCAGGCGAAATCCCTGCCAACACAGTACTTGTTAACTACAGCTACAATCGCTTCACCCCACCCAAACAAGAAGAGGAGGAGGAGGAATCGCAAGATGACGACAAGCGCAAGAAGCGAGACTGGGAGTTAGAAGAGACTCAGGGAGAACTTCAATATGTAATTGTAAATTACAATGAAACTGAGTCTCAGCATGTATTTAGCTACTACCCTTTTTCAAGCACACGTACTACTTATGACAGTTTAGACAGACCGCTAACAAAGATTTCGACTGAGAAAATAATTGCAGCCCAGCTGAACTCACAGTATGTAACAGAAGTTCTCGACGAGACAGGCGGTTTCGGAAGAGGTGCGGATCTGGTTGAGCACAAAACAGAAATAACGTACGGCTACCTGTACAGCGCAAAAGAATTGGTGCCTCCAATTACGGAAGCCGAAAATAGAAACCCCTGTTTTGCCAACATTAACAATGGGTTAGTAAGACGTAATCCAGACGGTAGCACTACTACCTACAGTCCTATTACTAAGTTTTATACACCGGAGCGAGATGATCAACCCAGTTTCACTCAATCCATTGCATACGAGTCCGAGATTGCAATAATGGGCGGCATCAACTTACCAAGCTATGTTTACAAATTCTTTAATGCAAACGGAGCCGCAGTAACCGAGATATTGCACCCCGGCACTGTAGTAGCGCCCACTTCAATAACAATAGAGAACTTTGATGTGCGCGATTCTTTTGGCAACCCTAAAAATGATCTGGAGAACGGAGTTACATTTGTAGAAACAACCTTCATCGAATCCGCCTACAGACGCATCCAATTCCAACAAGGCTTAGCAAAGATGGCGGAGGACGTAGGTGATGTAGTACAGGCATATAACATGTATTCAGCCGCGCAGCAATTAGTAAACCACGGCAGCGGAACAAGAACAACTTACAGCCGTGAGTACGGCACTTTAAATAAACGCCCCAACGCTCAGAAACGAGCTAAGGAAAGATATGCAAAAGACCCCCGCGAAAGCTTTAGCGATCTTGCATTTATTACTGGCGGAGCAGGTTCTGCGATCACCACTGCTTACGGCTTACCCATTGCTCCAGACGACGAGATTAGAGTTAACCCCAGCTACAGAGGCATTGGAACTGGTGACACTCATTATTTAGTTGCCGCGTCTTCCGCGCCTGAATTAGCGCGTTCGTTTGGCCGCACCCAGCAGCGCCTCACCTACGGCCACCGGATGGGGTTCAGCGTCCAAACCGTACCCGACAAATTGCCTCCGTACCCAGCAATGGGTATCTCCCTGCGCCTCGGCGGGATTGTCGCAACCTACATCGCAAACGCACAGAGCTGGTCATTCGACAGCAACGGGATAGTTGCCAGCGCCGATTTCTTATACCTGGGCGGGGTAGGCGCAACCACCTCTGCCTATGTAACCCCCAGCCCCTGGGCACCAGTGCAAGACGGAATCACAGCACTGCCCATCGCCCCAACAGTCACAACAAATTCAACCCCAACTGCCGCCAACAGCATCACCACCCCAGCGG